AATTACATTAGAGTAATTTCCATCATTTTTCAAGCACTCAGTTATAGTTTTAACTTTCTCGATAGTTGCTGGGCCCTTTTCTGTATCAAGGGTTAAATTAGTTTTAGCTTCGAGATAATAGGTTGTTCCATCTATATTAAATAAAATATCAATATCTTTTAATCCTTTGCCATTACCACTAAAAATAATTTTATTTGTTTTGGTATCCACCCAAAGATTACTATTTTTACCCTTTATTGAATCAATACCCTTATGATTATCTACTATAAAATTAATCCACTTTTCCATACGAATACCTAACTGAATTTTTTGACTTTGTGTTAGGTCTGGTCTACCAAATAATTTTGCTATTGAAAGAACATCTGGACTTTTTTTCAAGGGATTTTGAAAAATCATTTCTTTAAATGATTCTTGTATCAGATTTATAGAATCGATTTTGTTCATTTTCATTATGATATAATCATATCAGATTTTTTCAATTGTGTCAAGTACCACCGTAGACTTTCTTAAGTTTTTTTACATCTTCTTTGGAAAGCATTGGCAAGTACACTTCAGCTTCTCTCGGTGAGCATCCTAGCACATCCCTGAGTATTGAAATCATATCCGATGTATGACCCTTGTACCATTTACTGTACCTTTTCCTCTTACGAACTGCATAGAAGAGATAATCATACTGTGCTTGAATGTCGATGAAAGATGCAAGATTCATTTGATTTGCCTGTAGAATAGTGTCTGGAAAATACGATAGAGCCTTGTTGATGAGATATGGACTATAATCCCTTCTCCTCACTCTATCAAGCACATCCCTACTTTTACCTGTGTTGATATGATTAACTATCTTAAAGTCCACCACGCCTTCCTAAATGGTACCTAATCTTGTCTAACGTACTCTGAGTGTTCATGAGATTGTTCATTATCATAGTTGTTGTCAATGTACCAACACCGCCTGGAGTTGGTGTTACTGTACATTCTACATCATTAAGTGAGTCTATGTCAACATCACCAACATACTTATTTTTAACTTTACCATCAACATTTATAAATCCCACCTTGGTAATTCCAGCATCAATGATAATTGTATTAGGTGATACCATATCTTCAGTAATGAGCCATGGCTTTCCAACGGCAGAGAATATAAGATTTGCTCTTTTGGTCTCTTCTTTTAAATTCTTCGTGTACTTATTACAGATGGAAATGGACTCAAATGTTGGATATTTATTTATCATTGCACTATATAATGGAGCTCCAACATTACCAGTTCCTATAAACACCACATTCTTTTCAGAAATATCTTCCACACTCTCTGCTAACATCATACAAGATTGAATGGTAGCTGGGAGTACAGTAGCGGGTCGATTTGTAAACAGTCTACCACGATTCTTCCATGTTACACAATCGACATCTTTATATGGATTAATTCTATTCAACAACCTTTTTTGAGAAACTTTGTCGAAGGTAGATGGCAATGGTAGTGAAATAAGAATACCGTTGATTTGTGGATCACGATTAAACTCATAGATAGCATTCTCTACGTCCCTCTCAAGAACATTGTCACTGAACCTTTTAACATCAACTGCTATACCAAGTTTTTCTGCAAGTTTTATTTTAGAATTAATAAACCATTCTGAACTCGAATCATCCCCAATCCATAATATACGTAACTGTGGAATGAAATGGTGTACGGCGAGCATTGAAACCTTATCAAATATTTGTTCTTTAATTTGTTTAGCAATCTTTCCGCTCTTCAGTAATTTCACACAAACTCCACCTCTGCCATAACTTCTGTTAAGCACGCCACAAGATTTAACTCCTGATCTGGAACTTGCATTGACTTGAACTGATAATCTGCAAGTATCACTACAAATGCTGGTATTGACTTCGTTGATACATATGTATCCATAGTCTCAAACATTTTACGAAAAATATCTGACGATGAAAGATCAAGATTATCAGCAACCCATTTCCTCATCTCTGTGAAGTTCTTATTCTTCATATTCTCATACAACTCATGAACTGCATCTTCTTTTACAGCTGATAGAATAGATTTATCTATTACTCCACCAACTGAAAACTTTTGCAATTCATTAATGATCTTGCGAAAATCTGGAAAATGTTTAACAACAAATGCCGCAACTACTCTTTCATTATATTTTACATCATGATCATTCAATATCTGAGTAATACGGTTAATGAATTGTTGACCTAATTCTTTCTTTTCTTCTTTTGGAATAAAAAAGTCAAAATGACTCAATCTCGATTGTAGTGGTTCAATGATACGATTACGGTAATTACATGTAAGAATGAATCTTGAATTTGCACTCAACGTTTCCATAAAATTACGTAACGCAGGCTGTACAGCAGCTGAGAGATGATCTGCTTCATCTATAATAACAACTTTCTTTGAACCTGTCAAACTAACACTTGACGCAAATGTTCGTATATTAGTTCTTAGCGAATCAAGACCAGACTCCGAAGAATCCGATCCATTAATAAGCATAAAGTCATAATCCAGTTCACGAACCACAGCCTTTGCAATAGTTGTCTTTCCAGTTCCCGGCCCACCACTCAGTAGTAAGTTAGGCAAATCATTCTTTTTAACAAATGCATGAAATGAATCTTTTATACTTTTGGGTAGAATTGTATCATTGATATTCTGTGGTCGATATGCTTCACACCACAGAGAATTCACTATATCCATTATATATATTATACTCTATTCTTTACTGACTGTCAAGTTCTGACGAATCTTTTTCTAAAATTCTAAGTACCTCTTTATTGCTCAATGAATTATGATCCATCAAATTCTGAGCAATCTCAATTAAATGATTCCTATGCCTTTTCAATACACTCTCAGTTTGGTCATGTAGCTCCTGCCATACATCATCTTCACTTTTTCTTCCCCTTTTAGTAGATGTTGGTAATTGATTTTTAGTTGGTGGCCCAAAGAAACCTTCGTGATATAGATGATGTAGCATTACACGAACATTTTCATAATCCGATCCTGCACCGCCACCTGCACCAGTCCATGATTCTCCATGAACAACACGAACGGCAGCTTGTCCTGCCATTGCCACCATAATCCGCCGAACGATACGACTCAGTGGCTCTCCATATATTTCAATCTCTTCCATACCAAGAACGAAACCCATAGCACCGCCACGTCTAACAATAGATACATGTGCAATACGACGATCAGGCATCAAAAAATGAGTTGCAACTGCGTGTCCAGCTTCATGAATTGCAATCGTCCACCGCTGTCCCTCATCCATCTCCTCAACTGGATTCTCAATACCCATATACTGCTGAAGAAATGCACCATCAATATCATCCTGTGAAACTGCATCACGATGGCCAAACAATGCAATACGAACTGCATCCTTGGTAATCGCAGACATAATCTGTGCTGGTGTTGCATTCTTGTTGTTTATAACAATAGATTCGACATCTACTGTATCATCATGAACAATCTTCTGTAGATAACCACTAACAACCTCACGACGACCAGCTTTATCTGGCTTGTCAATCTGAATAAGTTGGTCAAATCTTCCTGGCCGTTTAAGTGCAGGATCTAAAACATCTGGTCTATTGGTAGAACCCATGAAGAGAACGTGCCAATCACGCTCTGGTGGTTTCTTTCCTACTAATTTATAGAAACGACCCCTAATTTTTTCTTTAAGAGTTTTTGATTCAATACCATCCATCTCGTAAAGTAGCCTGGTTAATGCACCAGTTCCACCACCACCCATTAGGCCGCCGCCGCCCCCACCGCCGTCGCCACCCATGACACCACCACGAGATTGGCCGATAGCATCAATTTCATCGATGAATGCAATTGCAGCTCCATATCGTCTTGCGAGTTTTCTTGCCTTACCAACAAACCACATCATTTTCATGACATCGACACCAACAAACATGGCACGAAATCCTGAACCTTCTATGGAAATAAATGCAACTCCTGCTTCACCTGCCATTGCTTTCGCAAGCATGGTCTTACCAGTTCCAGGCGCTCCATACAGTAGCAATCCATTGATATATCGACCACCCATAGATACGAACTTCTTACGATCTGTAAGTAATCCAAGCCATTGGCGAACAAGCCTCTTAAGTCGAGGCTGTCCCCAATAGTCATCGAATGTGATAAGTTTAGGATCTTCTGGTCGTATTCGTTCAATCTTCGATCTGGACATAAACCAGAACAAAGCACCAAACTGAACAATCATAAAGAAAACAGCAAATAACAACTGTCCTACGAACCTAAGTAAGTTCATAAAGAGCTGTAGTGCTGTGCCGTTATTCCAAAGAAATATAGCTACACCCACAACAAAAATAACTGGAATAAACCTCTTCAATTTAACACGAAGTTTTTTCCAAAATGTACTTTGTTTTTTTATAACATTAATTTTTTGTTTAACAATATCAGGGACTCTCAAAGAGTCCCAAAATTCACTTTGGTTCTTTTTCACCGGCACTTCCACATTACCCTCGCAAAAACTATATTTACTGAATATATTTAGGTCGTTTTGTTGCTAAGTAGTTTGGTGCTGGGCCATTTGGTCTTGCCATCATTTCAAGAGAATATCCCATATCGTTAAAAATCTCAGAAATCCTATCATAGTTATTTCTCCATATTTCAATATAAATTTTCGGACTATATTTCTTTATGGTTTCTATACCACCAAGTATTACTTGTTCTTCCCATCCTTCTACATCTATCTTTATGAAGTCCATTTTAGGAAAATCAAAATTATCTATTGTTTTTGTCTTCACAATTTCTTCACTTTTATTTCTAAAGTTGCATGGGTGCAGGCTTGACATACCACTATTATTATCTTTTGTCGTCATAACAGATTTAGTTTCCATATCAGATAATGCACACTCAATTAGAGTTACATTATCCAATTCTCCACAATTCATTTTATGACATTCAATATGTTTAGATAGTGGTTCAAAACATATTACTTCAGAGAAGTCTTTTGATAATCTTTGTGACCATATTCCAACATGGGCACCTATATCAATAGCCAAACCACCATTTAAATTGAGTTTGATGTATTCAGCTCTCTCAAAATCTGAACTCCAACCTTTCCAGTTATCCTGTGTTGGTATCCAAACTCCCTTCTTTTTTTTCATGCATTATCATTATTGGCATTTACTGCAACATAGTATTTAATATCCATCGTTGTATTAATAAATCGTGAAATACCAGTACTGAGAAAGGCAATATCATAATCACCATGCATAAGCTTGATAAGATTTTCCAATGCAATAACAAACTCAAAAGTGTCGTCTGCATTTTGATCCAATTCATGATTAAACGAACCCATAGCTGAGTTAGTTGTATCTACACCAGATACACGAATTGGTTCACCTTCTGTTGCAACAATAGATACTTCTGGCAAAGTCATAATCGAACAACCCTTAATAATGTTCTGCAAATCATTAGATGTGAGTTGAAATGTTGTTATAATTTCATCCTCTGGAAATGAAATCGACTTATCTGTTGGTGGTGTAACAATAACAGATGCATCTGAATAATAAAAGTTAGTATACTGCTTACGATTCTTCTCGTTGAAGATAGTTACATACTCTTCTGAAAAATCAAAATCACGCTCCTTATATAATCTAAGAACACCAAGAAACTTTGTCAAATCGTAGATGCCAACATCTCGTCCAAAGTTCTCTTCCATAGTTGTCTCTGCAAGTAGATTCTTACTAGCTGCAATTGTCGCAAGGTTACTTCCCTCACGAATTAAAATAGATTGGTTAATACTTGCAAAATTGCTTAGTACATCCAAAGTACGGTCTGAAATATTCATCGTTTACTCCTCAAAATATTATTCATATTCAATATAACTGAAATCACCAGTTTTGTCAACCCTTATAACCCTATCAAATGAGGCCACATTTTCCAACTTGTGCGATATGATGTAGATGTTGTTTTTCTGAGACACCCCTTTGAGAATCTCCAGATAATCTTCCATTCCATCTACATCCAATGATGAGTCAAATACCTCATCCAAAAGAAGCAGATTGGTTGACATAGAATTCTTCATTTCTGCAACACTACGCCACGTCTGCAACAACGCAATATCTATTCTTTGTTTCTCCCCCTCTGAGAAACTATCATATGTAAACTTATCTCTATGTCTTGATTTTATCTCCTCGTTGAAATTCTCGTCCAATGTGAACGAGACACCAAAATTCATCTTCTCCAGATATCTGTTAATTAACTTATTGATAACTGGAATATACTGAGATATGATTAGTGATTTAATACCATCATCTCTTAACAGTCTTGAAGCTGCATCATAGAGCTCATCCTTCTCGTCAAATACTTCCTCATTCCCTTTGTACAAAACTATTCTTTCTCTAAGAGAATCAAGCTTATTCTTTTCCTCTATTAGATTATCCTGAACTACATTAACCTTCTTCTTCGATAAAGACTGAATCATATTTTGTATTGTTGCATAATTTGATTCTAATGAATCCATCTTACTGCAAGCATCATTATACGTCTTAATCTTCTTATCTACATCCTCTGTGTCCTTTGCAACCTTTTGGTTCAGTTTTAAAATGTCCTCTATGAGAGTATTATGTCTATCTATATCATTTTCATAATCTTTTATTGATTCATTACGAAAATCTTCTTCAATGTGTTGATGACAAGTTGGACAATCTGCATTATCCTTCATGAACTTGATACTCTTCTCAGTACGTCTTAATGATGATTTGAAATCACTTAATACATTTCTACCTCTATCTGCTTTCTCATTAAGAGATTCCATCCTCTCATTAATTGGCTGATAATCAGTATCAATGATTGGTTTCAGTTCCTTCAGCTTCCCATTAATTCCATCCTTCTCATCCTCATACTTCTGAATATCTCTATCAATATTTTCAATTTCACTCTGATTTCTTGTCTCCAATTTATCAACCATATCCATCTGCACATCAATAACTTCTTCTGTTCTCTTGATATCACTATCGTTCTTGGTTTTCAATGTTTTTAGCACTGAAAGACGCTCTTTGAGCAATCGATTCATAACAGAAAAGATATCAATATCCAACAATGATTCTATAAACTCACGCCTTGACGCTGGAGTTAGATGCATAAATGGAATGTAATTGGACGAACCAAGAATGACGATCTGAGTAAATGTACGGTAATTAGTTTTTATGATGTTCTCTTCAAAGAACACCTGCTGATCACGTGTATTATCTTTCTCGTCAATCTTTTTGCCATTCTGAAATATTTCAAATATATTTGGTTTGATACCACGACGAACCATAATAGTTTTATCGCCTGTGGTAAACTCAATCTCAACCGACAAGTCTTTCCCATTGATCGAATTTACGAGATTTGGCTTATTGATCCTACGATATGGCTTACCGAACAGTCCGAAGACTATTGCATCAACAAGTGCAGATTTACCCTGTCCATTCTTTGCAACAAGTATATTTAAATTAGCTGCATCAAGATCTATATCAGTCCAATAGTTTCCATATGAAAGGAAATTCCTGAACTTAACTTTTTTTAATACTATCAAATTTACTTACGGTACTCATTCAACTTCCAAAGATAAGCTTTCGGAATACAATTCAGAAAATAGAGTTTTCAATTCCTGTGTTGAGACATTCAATGTCATATTGTCTATGGTACTGTTTATGATCTCCATAGTAGATTTCGTTTCAGCATTTATTTGATCTTCTGATAACACAAACGTTTCATCACTTTCAACCACAGATACATCATGAGGATTAAAAGAGTATATATCATTCAGAAATGCATCAAACTTCTTTTTATTATCCTTCTTCTTCACTATCACCTTAACAAACTTATCGGTGTATAGCTTGAAAAATGATCTTGTTTTCTTTAATTTAAAATCGTCTTCGTCATCATAAAATACCTTATAAAACATTCTAGCTTGAGTGGGGATTTTATTTATATCCTTATTTTTTGTATCATATATAACATATCCCTTTTCTTGACCATAGTCATTCCATGTAAACTCATATGGACTGCCAGGATACATAATGTTAAGCATACTGCCAGGAACGTGATAGTGTCCAGATACAACTTGCTTATAATCGGCAAATGTACTTGGTTCTATTCCCTTCTCAATATTCTTTACGCCTGGAGTAAACTCAAAATTCATGATATCAAAATGACCACACAACAAATCAACTGATGAATTGTTTCCAATAAAATTCATCGTCTCTTCTTCATTCTCTTCATTAATCCAAGGAACTAAAGCTATTCTCGAACCGTTATATACAAACACAGACGGCTTGCGAACTACTTCAATATTCGAATATTCATTAAGTAACAAATCCAGAGAATTCAAACTGTTAGTATTCTTATAGGCAACATCATGATTTCCATAGATGATTCTGAATGATATTCCTTCTTTCTTCGTCACATCCAAGAAACACTCTCTAATTAATTGTAGAGTGTTGAAGTTGATATACTTCCTTCTATCAAATAGATCACCTGTGTGAATGATATTAGTTATACCTTCTTCCTTTAACTTAGGAAAGAATTCATCTTTAAAGAACCGCCTCATATTATTCTGAAACGGTCTTTTATCACCCCTCGCACCAGCGTGAGTATCGCCTATTATGGCTATCTTCAACTATACATCCTCAAACATTAATGGCGAATATCGTGACTGAACACGATTAGTCTTTCTATCTTCCTTTTCCTTTTTAATATTATATTGTTTATTCTTGTTCTTTAGTTCTTCCATACTGCCTTCGAAATCATCAATAAAATCCTGCATATTATCATACATAGGATTAGTTATTGAGAAATCGTGTCCTTCACTTGCATGATCAGTATCTTGAATGGTATCCAAATTATCTTCCAAAAAGAACTTCTGCATTGACTTAAATCTTATATAAGTATGCTTCTTCTCATCCCTTATTTTCCTGAGAAATGAGAAGTATGCAATCTGTGTAAAATATGCAAATGGATTTTTT